ACAAAGTTTGCTTCTGCTGCTGCACATTCAACAATCAGTCTCTCGCCAGGACCAATTACTAATGATTTAATTTCTTCTGCACTATCTGCAGCAAGTGTATTATCTTTACGAAGATACTCTTGTGTTTCTACAGCAGTTGTGGCAACGTCAATGCTATTTACAGTGACTGCAGTTCTTGATGCACCACCTAATTTAGGATTATCTTGGAAAACTGAACTGGTCGTGAAATCAGCAGAATTAATTCCTTTGATAATGTATGCTACTGCACCCGCATAACTACGAACATAACCGTACGCTCCAGAAGTTTGAGCAGTGACAGTATATGTCACACCATTGAACAAGAAACTGCTAGTGGAGTTTGTCCATGTGCCTTCAATATCATAAACATATATTTCAGCATATGTAAAAGCATTTGAAGTTGTTAGGTATCTATCTGAACCACCAAAACCTGCACCTGCGTTTCCAGATGTAGTTCCCTCGTAGACATATAGATTTCCTGTTAAGTTGGTATCTTGTGTAAAATCATATTGAACATAGGCAGTACCACCAGATCCTGCAGTTCCAACAGTGGTCTTACCAGTCGTATACTCCGTACCATTATCACTTGTAGCAGTCACATCTCCATCAGGACCATACTCACCATTGACAGTTGTTGATAGTTTGAATGCCTGACTACTCATACTTGAATCCGATACATCAAAACGATATATTCTATCAATGAGAACTGTTAATTCAGTACCAAGATAAAGATTCTCAGTGCCACCAGCTTCAGTAAATGTAAACTCATCAGCAGCAGTACCGATACCACCAGTAGCGATTGTAGCAGTAGCACCACCAGACGCAGTTATACTGTCACCTGCAGCAAATTCTGATCCAGATCCTGCAAGTGTTGTAGGACCTACAGATAAAACTGTGTTTCCTGATCCGTCAGCAACAGCAAAAACTGTAGCAGTTGCAGTATTACCACCTGACCCTGTGACTATTGTCTCACCCACAGCAAAATTACCACTAACACTCTCTACAGTGACAGAACGAATTGCTCTTTTCTTAACTGTAATTGTAGTGAAAGGTGGAATATAAAATGATTCAAACTTGAATGATTGTTCTCCAGTGGTAGAATTTATTGTTGTTCCACCTGTTAGTCCTGCAGTTTGTGGTACAGCAGCGTTCAATGACATTCTATAACCTGTGACTACATCACCTTCATGTAAAAGGTAGTTAGATGCACCCAAGGTCATCTTTTGATCATAATTTTTAAGAGCAACATCATACGTAGTTCCTGATCCACCTTGCTCGTTTACAGTTAGGACTGTACTCGCTGATGAATCAATGGGTGCCGAATACAATAACGTATTCGTAGCAGCACTAGGTTTTGATTTTGCTAAAATTCCTTGTTTAGCCATTTATTAGAATCCAGAATAAAAGAATTGTTGTTGTCTGGTCAAACCAGTTAAGTTGTTAGCACCGATACCTGCTCCAAATTGAACATCATCAAGTGTAACGTTCTCTGTAGATAACAGAGTAGCGTCAGCATCAGGGAACTTAATAACACGAGGACCTGTGATACCCTCTGCTGATAAACTTATCTGACCTGATGTATTGTTTGGAAATTTAATTGCAGGTAAGACCAAAGACTTATTTGCAAGATCCTGCGTAGCAAGTTCAGATACTAGCGTGTTAATAGCACCTGAGTTATTTAGTTGATTCGTAGGGGGAAACTGAAAAGTTTCGTTAGAAATTGTGTTTTGGTTTGCAATATTAAATGTAATTTTTTTCGTTTGATCTGAAGGATCTGCAAATATAGCAGTCAACAGTGTTTTACCAGATAAAATTTGTGTTGCTGTAGTACCAACCAACGTGATGTTTTGATCAGGGAAGGTAATAGTTCTATTTGCAGTCAACGAAGAAGTATTAAACTGTGCTGTTGATGTTCCCTCTTCTGCGTTTTCAACTAATTTTAAATTAACGAAAGTCTTATTCAAAGATGTTTGCTCTGCTTTTGTATCTAATAATGTAGATGCAGTTGCAGTTGGTTCAGTGGTTGTAGTCACTGTACCTGCGTCAGGTAGGAAGTATGATCTTCTTGCACCAGTAGTTATCGCCCAGTTGAGTTGGAATATTGCCTCATCCGCTTGATCTGTAATAACTAAATTATCTTCATCAATAAGAATAGTTTTATTAGTCAATGTCTGTTGTGTGTCAGCACCAACTAAAGTTGTACCATTACCAGATGTAATAGCAGGTAATGTCATGATTCTAGTATTAGTACCAGTACCAACATTACTTACTTCAAATCTTGCTTTAGGTCCTTGTGCATCTTCCAATACGAAAGATTGATCTCCAATAAGAAATTGTCCTGTGACTTTTACAGAACCAGTTCCTTTAGGTGCAAATACAATGTCAGCATTATTAGCAACATCATCTACTGCAGTCACAAATAATGATGAACTACTTGCAGTGTTTACAATGCGAGTCATGTATAGACCACCTTGACCAAAAGAAATTCCTACTTGATCATATGCATTTTGGTATAAACCACTGTCTCTATCTAAATCAAAAGCTAAACCAGGTGCATCCTTTGTACCTTGTGCTAGACCTTTGAATAATTGATTTACCTTTGCTTTCCTGTTAGGAATCAATGGATCAGATACCACAACAGGGAGAATTGCTTCCCCCGACAAGTTAGCATCTGAAATTGTTTCTAACTGTGATATCTTTTTAGTTGCCACGAATAATCACACCTTTTGTTACAAGAATTATTTATAAGACATCAATCACCTGTATTGTTCAAAAGCAAATTATATAAATCTGCTGCTTTTTCCAACTCTAAGGTGTGATATTTGATTCTATCTTCTACATCTGTGAGTACTTTATCATACTCTTCCTTTGCTGTTAAACTTTCCTTGCGTTTAGTAGGAAAATTAATTAGTTGTCCCATTGTCGTCCTCCTGAGTGTTTAAAAATTTCTCCCTAAACTCCTCGACTTGATCCAAGACCTCAGCATCTACAGGCGGACCTGATTGTATTACTGGTGATAGTAAAGCAACCGAACCGTCTGGACTTTTAATTCTCCAAACTGTTCGATTTCTTTTTGTCAATTGTATTAAGAAAGGCAGATTTGATTCTGCCTCCTCTAGTGTTATGTCTTGTAGATTAGTCATGAAGTTGCAAAACAATAGGTAATCATGTCTGAATCAAGTGAATTACTAATCTTCTCAATAGTTTCAGCGAAACCTTGTGCACCTTCCTCATCAAATTTGAAATTCACTTCTTGTTCATATCCCTCATCGTCCATCAACTTAACTGAACGTTTTGACATATTGATAAAAATGTGTGATAAAAACGGTTGTAGTTCTGGATCCATGATGTAGTTGTTTGATTACCTTCAGTATAATATATTTAGAGGTTCAAGTCAAGTGGTCTTAGACAGTCTGTAAATTGGCACTACCTCTCTTGATGGTGTATGTGTCTGGTATGATCTGTTTATATGCTGCTTTGGTATTTGTAAGAGATACATAGTAGTCTGATTCCTTAGTTGGTTTCATTAATATTTCTATACCACCGTTTACTACTGTCCTCTTACCAACAAGTGTCTTATTGCTTGTTGGTTTTTCTGTATTAATTAATTCTAATATATGTGGAGTGACTATTTGGATAGAACTCTCTGCATTGAAAGTTAATTCTAATCCACTGTTCGACTGTTGTTGATATGAGTTCTCATATTGTACACCAGTTATCTTTGATGTGATAGAATTTAATCTAAACTCTGAACTATGTAATTCTAATGATGCACCTACGACATTCATATCTACGTCAGATCCAAATTTAATTGCGTGTTTCTGTGGCATACTTGTAGAAGCATCGTATCCCTCTGCACTAAAGAAGAACCCACCTCCAACTTCTAGATGACAATTACCAGTCACCTTTAAGTGATAATCACCATCAATAGTTCTAGCATAAGTTCCATTTACTAATTTACAATCATCACCATGAACCTCTTGTGTTAAAACACCTGCCCATGAGATATGATCTGCTACTGTTGAACCAATATCTCCTCTATTGTTTGTTGATGATAGTCTATAATCCTCAACTGCTGCTGCAATCTCTGCCTCGGTAGCATTAGGATTATCCTGTCTATATTGATCTCTTGCTTTTTTCTCTGCGTAATGTGAATTATTATACAATAGAGAAGTATGAGTTGTACCATTTACTTTTTTCTGCACCTCACCTTGACGACCAGGTGTACCAAGATATAACTCAAAAGATCCATTGACATGATTTTTTGCTGAAGTTAAATATGGATCTGCATCATCATATAATTGATCAACTGATGGATCAAGTGAGTTTATTTGAACATTATGACCCATAAATCCGTGATTTAGGCATTGATAATGAAGCGTTGAAGGTGTATCACTTGTAATTTTAATTTCTGTATATGCTCCTGACTCACCTGCTGTACCAACTACAGTGACATCCATATCATATAATGTTTTTTTATTTGCTTCTCTATAGAATAGGAGAGGATGTGTTTTATTACTTGCGTCTGATTGATCAAACTTGTAAGTTCTGCCTACTGTAAATGGTATGGTTGGTGCAAATCTTCCATCTATCTTATATCCCTTTCCAGATCCCTGTCCATTATATACATGTGTAGAATCTTTTGCTGCTACAGTCACTATAAAACTATTTGCAGACATACCAACTAAAGGATACCATCCTAAAGATTTACTACTATTGATAGATCTATTATCACTACTAAAATTATTAATGAGTTGAATGATGCTTGTGATATTTACAACATCATATTCAACTGCAGTTTGTAGATGAAATATACCTGTTGATTTTTCCCACGCAGTAATTATTTTAGTTGCTTCTCCTACACCATTTACTGTTGTAGTGATAGATGTAGTTAAATCACCGATATCTTTAATTATTTTAGCAACATCTGTAATTATATTGGATGTTATAGTATCTACTGTATTAATGACAAATGTAGATTTATCTAAGGAATTAGAAAGATATTGGTCAAGAGTGTCAGTGACAGTTTTTAATGGTGTAGCAGTATATGTTGCAATAGATGCGTCTAATGCAACTGCTGATGTCAATACCTTTGTAATTGCTGTTTGTACTGCAGTTATTACATTATATGGAACTCCTGTAGATAAAAGGAGCATGTTAGTAAGTTTAAGATCTTCTGCTAAATTAATTAATGCCTGACGCATAGCAGATATAACCTGAGCAAATAAAGAACCCAAGTAATTATTAACATTAACTGTTAATTCTGCCTTGGTAATCAACTTACCACTTATCAAATCAAGATACTCACCACTCTCTGCCTTCACCAAAGTAGCAGCAGTATTGGCAAGATCTTCTATAAGATATGATAGTTTATATTCTAATGTTTTCCAAGGACCTCCAACACCATTCGCTACAGGAATTGGTTGTGTTGGGTCTAATGGTTTAATTGGATTTGCATAACTTCCCTTTATACCCTTTGTTGATCCTATATTTTTAGGTGATCCACTACCACCCAATAAAGTTGTAGATGAACCAGGTAATCCTACAGTATTATTTGTGCTCTGTCTTAATGGTGCTAATGGATTTGCTGTATTTTTATCGCCAGGATGTATAGCAGAATTGTTAGGTGCTACACCTACAGGTATGTCTTGATCAGTAAAAGCAAAATCTCTTGTCTTTTTAGTTGCATCAGATTTATTGACTCTCATAACACCTATTACTATAGGCATTTGTGCATGTTCTCCATCCATGAAGAAACCCATAACAACAGCACCAGGTTGCAGTTGACCTGCTGACTCTCCTTGTCCGTCATTTCCTGCTTGTGAAGTATGCTGTAATACTGTTGCCCAAGGTAAAGCAGATGAAGGTAAGTCTGCTACTGTTCCTCCTTGAAAATTTGTATAAAATCCAAGAATACGAACTTTGACCCTACCAAGTTCCATAGGATCTTCGTTGTCCTCAACTTCACCAACCCACCAGAAGAAACCGTCTTTACCAACGAAGTTTACTTCTCTTTCATTAAATATACCATCAATGGTGGATGCCATTTATCTACTATCTTTTTTATTATTTATTCCGATAGTGGACTTCCATTCCTCCAAGGTTTTCTATAAATTTTATCTGATCTAATGAGAAGTTCGGTAAACTTCTCCATCTTTGTGGGGTGCACCGATGAAGGGGATTCTTGGATTGCTGCCTTTAAAGCAATCATCTCTACCCATTCTGCATCTGTTAATTCTGAATTCTTGACCGTTGCAGTCTGATAAGTCATTTGTCTAATTAGGATTCTTTTGGATTCAGTCATGCAGTCAGAGTAGAAAGTCATGGATTGTTTTCCATGTAAGTTGTCTCCACTCATAACAATTAATTTAATTACTGATAACTAATTATATCGGAATCCTAACATATTGTCAATAACTTTAGAATGTCTTTAGACTTACTTAATATTTTAAGTACTCGTAAGGACTGTCTGGTTCATAGTAAAGTTCTCCTGATGATGGTGCAGTAAGCACTTCTACCAATAAATTAATATCTGCAGAAATAGCATCATTAGACTCTGCCATCCTACGGAATCCACATCCTACAAATAATTGTCCTGCAAATACAGAGACAGTTGCTGCCCCCCAGAACAGATAATAAAATCTGGACTTTACTTGTGCTCTTAGTTTTTCTTTAACTTCCATGTCGAATAAAATGAAATAGATTGGGAGTTCCCCAGACAAGATTACCTTGACTATCAAATCCTTGATCTTTTGAAGTAAGTTTATCGCCATACAGATGAATTTCTGATACTATGCGATTACCTCTTTCTCCAAGGCATTTTGTACTATCTAGTTTACCATGCCACGAATTATCGTGATACGTGAACATCATATCACACTCTTCATGTCGTGTCAAGTCAAGGCGATAATTCTCCATAATACCAGTTGTAGAGGATGTTTGCACCCACTTATGCCTTTTATGTCTATAAGGATTATGTTCTTGAAATCTATAAAAGTTTTTAGAAACAAAAAAATCCCCCTCTCTTTCCCATATTATCTCACATTGAGAAAAACAGTGAGGATTACTTTGTGCTTGTTGTCTGTTATGCCAATGACCTAGAATAAAATCATCAATCGTCATAAATTAGACACTCTGGTTCATCAGGGTGTAAATCGCAGAATATTTCTAGAGCATTAGGATCGTGATGATCTCCTGCTGCAATTTCATCTTTGTGATGCTCTGCGTACTCTTCTAATTCATGTAGTTCTACCTTAGCATGTCTGCGTGCTGCAGGTGATGCCATTGGGTTTTCGATGATGTCTTTATCCTGTTGGATATGGTCTTCGATTGTTTTCATGATTGTACCTCTTTGATACAGAACTATTTATCTTAAAATAGAGTCCTTCATCAACTCTACCTCTGTTCTTAGTTTATCCTGAGTTATCGAATGTGTCAAGGTCTTTATCAGGTATCGCCCACTATACTTACGATCGACACTTGAATTTCTTCCATATCCACCTCCAGATTTAGCAATACTTGGTACTATGATGTCTATTCCTGACCCAACATATAGGTCTAGATTGCCTGGTACGACTATCTTTAAGTTAATATGATTAAGTGTCTCTCTTCTTATATACCTGTATGCTTGTAGTTCTGCTAGTTGTTCGTAAGATGCTTGAGGGTTATTTTGAAATTTGGGGTCAAATGACTGGTTGGGTAAACCGCAATACCTAATCCTTTTAGGATGATACATGTGCTCTCTCATGGTCTTATCTACATGAGTCAATGGATTTACAGATTTACCTGCGTTTAAATGTGCCATCCTTGGCCAAATTTGTTCAAGATTGTAAGTATATGCTGTGCTTGACATATCTTTACTTAATCCCATCTTTGATGATGTAATTGATACAGGATCAAATCCAACACTATATCCTGAGTATATACCATGTCTTAGATTTCTCATTGTTGTTGCTTCATCAGGAAATACAACTGAATCAATCAAGAATTGATTATCAATAGGACTTTCTGTATTTTTAATGTCATGAACATACTGATACATCTTTACTTCACCTGTAGTAGGATTAGTAGTACTATTTTCTCTTTGTTTCTCTATGTCCTCTATCATTTTATCATATGATTTTGCATGAAATCCCAAAGAGTTTTCAAAAAATACAAAACCATTCTGTAAACTACCACCCTTTTGTGATTTACGAATAGTTCTTAATAAAACCCAAGGTATAACATCAAATGGTCTCCAATTGGGTGCTATGAATGAATGCTCATTCAAAGTTTCTTCAGTAAAGAGTCTTTTATTTGATCCCAAATAGTTTTTATCCTTCACCAATGTTTCTATTATATTTTCTGCTTTAGATTGGTTATTAAATATTACCTCTGAATTACCAAAAACATTAATAGATTCATTCTTAATAAATTCATCACTATAACATTTAATAAAGTAAATTTCATTGGTTTGTCCTGCTCTTATACGATCATAGATGCCATATGACCTAAAGTAGTATGTTTTATCTACAGGGAAACTTTGTATCTCTAACTTGAATACCTCTGTTCCTGTTAAAGAACCCATCAAACCTGCTGCATCCTCAAATATAAACTCACATTCCATTGTATGTAAGTCTATAGATTCATATATCTCCCAACCTCTGCAAAAAGTTATTAAGTTAAACGCACCTTCTTTATTTGACAGTCTCTTATCATCCCTGTACATACTAAGACGATATTGACACTCACCAGGTCTAGATATTTGTATTGAACTTTTTCTTACTGTACTTGGCATAATTTAAGCAATCGCAGATTGGTTTTGATTTTGTTGTCTATTCTTATGTGCTCTCTTAACTTTCGCTGCCATTTCTTTGGCATTTTTCTGCATCTGTAGAACCTTTTGGTTTTCTGATTGTACTAATGCTTGAACTGAACTGTTATGTGCTTGAACTGATGCTAATGCTGTTTGGATAGTCGCTTGAATCTTATCATTCATAGCACTCATAGCGTGCTCTCTATCTCTAGATGCTTTTCTCTGATAATACTCTTTTGACCTCTCGTCAGAATCAGCGTTTGGTGCACCAAATTCTCCACCACCAACTCTATTTACATTTGATTGTCCTTTATTTGCTTTACTTATAAGAGAATCATCTTTCTGTCTTGTAAATGCTTTACCTGACATCATGTCAGATGCAGTATATACTGATTTTTTCTTATCTTTGATTTCACTATCTGTGACACCTGCATTTTTCTTTGCATAGAAATCTGTAGCAGACTTACCATCATCCGTTGTATATAAACTATTACCTATTTTTAAAGTATCTGAGAAACTATAAGCACTATCATCATTATTAAATAGAGGAGTTTTTGTGAATAAATCACCATCAATTAAATTCATATAATTCATGGCTTGATCTTCATTCGCACCCTTCTTATACAAGAAGTTGGATAACCCTTCATTATCTTGTGCTAATGAAAATGCGTCAAGACCTTTCTGATAATCAGAATTACTCATAAACATATCACTAATTTTATTATCTTCTTTATTGAGTATGTCCAAGAAGAAATCACCACCAAATAAAGATTTACTTGCACCTCCCTCAGCAGCTGACGCTTGATTGAAGACCTTCCTAATATTCAAAGCAGCATCACCTATACTACCATCACCACCCTCTAGTGCTTTCTTCATGATAGATCTTTGATTATTAGCGATCGCCTGTTGCGAACCTACACCTGTTTCCTCTGGTGTTTTATCAGCAATTCCTACACCAATAGCATTTGGATATCCATATCTACTAGGTCCTTTCTTTTCTTTTTGACCTGCAAACCACATGCCCCACTTATCGTGTACAATTTGTACAATCTTGAATGTATCAATTTGACCTCTCAAGAAATCAGATAAGTTTCTTAATCTAGCACCTTGATCACCTGGTCTATAATCTGCAATATTTAATCCTAATCCTCTACTATGAAAAGGACCTCCACCTACAGGTTGTCTTCCACTTGGATCAAAACCTTTTGCGTTTGCACCGATCTCTTTTGAAAACTTATTATTTCTAAAATGAGGATGACCAAATACGGTATATCCTCTATCCAACATTGACTTACCAACTATCTTGGCAGCTTTCATTCCTCCATCTGGATCGGTGATTCCCATACCACCACTATAACCACCGCCAGTGGTAGTATTAGCAGCATCAGCTATACGTCCTACACCTGCAGAGGCAGCACCTCCCAACATTTCTGCAATAGAACCTCCACCTGCAGTTCCATTAAAATACGAATCTAAGAAATTACCAACTGTAGCTCCAGTTTTACCACCAATTAAATTCGCTATTGTATCACCATATTGTCCTGCTATATCTCTAAACTTAGATGCCCAGTTTCCTTCACCTTTTAGTATATCTCCAATTCCTAGAGCAGCGTTGATATAACCACCTGCTTTAGTTCCACCTAAGAAGTTTCCTGCTACACCTCTTATTATATCCATGCCAGTTGCTTGTCCATCAGGACCGCTACCACCACCTTGGAATATACCAAGTATATTACCAACAGAAGCACCTGCTCGTTCATTGCCCAGTGCTCTACCTATCATTTGTGCACCGCTTATATTACCATCACCCTTAGTTAAGAAACTACCAACCTGACCCCAGAAACCTGGTTTTGTACTTGGTGAATTAGTTTGTGCACCTGATAATCTCGAAGCATACTCTGCACCACTAGCGACTGGTCCTACACCTCTAGTTCCACCCCATGATTTTCCTGATAATAAGTTTCCTGCACCTTTAAATAAACCACCTAAGAACATCTCAGGCATACCCATACCCATAGCTGCTATTTTATTAAAGTCTGTTAGATATGGATTTGCTCTTGTTGCAGCATTGTTAATTGGTATAACATAACCACTACCTTTCTTATCGGTAGCGACTTGTTCTGTACCATGACCAATAAATGATGTAGTTTTACCTCCGTCCATTGAAACTGGATATCCAGTCTCGGGACCTCTAATCATACCACCATACTTACTTATTTTTCTCATCCCTTGGTTCCTACCAATAGGACCTCCCATTCTTCTTTCTGGTACGTCTTCGTCTCCTCCCTCATCTCCTGTATTCATATCTCTTATGATACTACCTACAGAGAGTAAACCACCAGTGATTAATGCACCTTTTGTAAATCCAGGTGCTCTGCGTAAGAACTTGGTGCCTGCAACACCTTTACCATATTTGAGTGCCTTAAGACCTCTTTTTGCTCTTAATGCATTTCTAAAATTAAATAACGCAACATTAAAACCTTTGAAGATCATTCCGATCTCCTTCATGGTCTTCGCTATCCTAAGAGGATTCAACCATTTAAGTCCTATTAGAATTGCACCAAATGCTAATATACCTTTAGCAAAGAAAAATACTCTTTGCCATGAAGACATACCATCCCCTCGGATTGCCTTAGCAATAGAGGTTATACCCATAGCAAATGCACTGGTCACAAATTTAGTAATAGCACTAAAGACTTTATAGATTACTTGGAAAGTTTTTATTATCGTCTCTTTGTTTTTCGGGTCTGCCAACCATTTAAGAACTGGGAGTAATATAAGTTTCTTTAAAAATGCCATCAATATTTGGAACAACCCTTTTAGGAAGTTTGGCATCTTAAATGCCTCCAATAACTTTCCGAAAAGATTCAATTTTATTTTTTTCGGTTTTGTATAATCAGGTTCAAATTCTCTTGCTTTCTTTGCTAATGCTTTAGCACGTGCTATCTCTATCTCTTCTATCTTACCAAGACTTGCTGCAATACCATTAACTACATTACCAAGTTGGTTTATTGCTTCAACTTGTTTTGTTTGTACTTCTACGGTTGCTTGTGTTTCTGGTTTTGCATCACTAGCTGCCTGTATCCCTGTTGTGGACACAAACTTGTAAAGATTAATTTTAGTTTTAGTGACGTTCATATGTATATTTATTGCCCAATGGGTATAGCTCTACTAATAGGTGTTAACTTCTCAATGATCACAGGCATTGGCACAAATTCTAATTGAGATTGCATAGCATATGCTTTAGACATTTGTGATTGTCTAGAGTCTAATAAATTATTTCGTGCATTTTTACCTTTAGCAGTAAATACACCAAGTGCCTCTGGTATGACACCCAACTCAGGTGCCATCTCTCTAAGACCATCCATAACAGCATGCATACCACCACCCTGCAACATTCCAGTCACAGTTTTAAATATACTACCAAATCCCATTTGATTTGCAATATCACCAAATAAACTCATAGGAGAGAATCCCCCACCATCTATACCTGTCACTCCAAATGATCCTAATATACCACCTAAACCAGGTATTCCATTTATTAAACCACCTATAGAAGGGAATTTATTCATAAATCCACTGATACCACCCATGAAATTTTGGAAACCTTGTGGTAAGAAACTGGTAAGACTACCTAGAGCACCTTGTACACCACCAGTCATAAATCCACCTATTGCCTGACCAATTGGATTACCAGACATGAATTTACCAAATGCAGATTGTGCACCAAAAGTACCTGGGAAGAATCCACCTAATGCACCTAATCCTCCTGATATAGCACCCATAACATTACCAGATCGTAAAGCATTAACAGCATTAGCTGCTTGCATAAATGGCATAATTGGTGCTAAAGCAGGAATAAAGGGTGCTGCTACTGATAGTATAGGCATAGCAACCTGTGCCACTTTACCTACAACATTAGATACTGTACTAACAACACTTTTAACAACACCAGTGACAGCTTTAAATGCTCTTTTAACAAATCCAAAGAGGAAATGTGGCGGACCTAATTCTCCACCTTCTTCAAATCCAAACCTCCACCAAGGTTTTTTCTTTTTATCTACTGCAGGTTTAGGTTTAGATATACTTTTTCCATATGTATCACCACTAATGACAGGTCCTATACCAGAGGTACCTTTAGTAATTGCTGCAGCATAAGCATTACCATCAGCGAGAGGTCCTATTCCAACTGGTTTAGAAACTTTCTCTTCAATTTTTTTATTTCCGAATACATCAAGAAAATCCCACCACTGATTTTTATATCCTTCTCCCTGATCTGTTCTTGTTTTCTTCTTTGTTGTTGGTATACCTAATTCACCCTTATAGACAGTCTCATAGTCTGGTTTTTGTTTTTCAGTCTCAGTTTTTTTCTTATTTGGGAATAAATCTGCTACATCCCACCATTGATTCTGATAACCTGGTCCTTTATCTGTTCTCTTTTTCTTTTCTTTTGTTACAGGTATACCTAATTCACCTTTATACTCAACTCCTTTCTTTCCATCTTCATATCCATCTTCATATCCATCATCATACTTTGATTTATCACCTCCACTACTGCTAGTGCCAGATGTACTATCTTTAGATTTATCGTCATCACCTTTAACTCCAGCTATCGCTGATCCCTCTTCTTCTTGACCTTTTGGTGGTTTCTCAAATGGTTTAAAGAATGATTGATGTAATAATTTTACCGAATTCATAGGATTTGCCATCCATAGCACATTCGGTATAGATCTGCCCATCATCAATCCATAAGGACCCATCATGGCTTTAAGTGAGATCTTAGCAGTCTTCCAAAGTAAATTTCTACCTTTTACCCATTTTGGTATCCATCCAGGAGGATCTTTAGGAAAATCTGGTATTTTTATCTTAGGTAATCCCTCATAAAATCTTCCAAAACTATTTTTTATATACACCATCATCTTTCCAAGATCGGAAAGTATTCCCATAACATCTTCTTTCAATCTCTTTCCGACTTCTTTCCAACCGCCATCTGGTTTGCCAGAAAATCCAGTATATAATAAATCACCTACATATTCACCGAGCATTGTACCAAGGATCGTACCTACACCAGGAATAGGTAATAAAGTACCTAATGCTCCACCTATACCTGCACCTGCAGTCTTAAATAAAGTTTGTTTCCAAGGATCACCGCTTAAAACTGAAAATGCAGCTGTCAATAATGTGCCAAAAACAGGTATTCTACCAAAAGTATTTTGAAATGCCTTACCAAGAAGTTTTACATTATTTTTTCCAAGAAATTTTAATGCACCACGACCAAAGGACTTATTAAGACCTCGACGAGTGATATTTCCCAAATTACGAGTAGTTGGTGCAGGTGCATTGGGTCTAACTTGTCTTGGTGGGGGTTGAAATGCTTCTGGTCTTTGTCGAACTATCCTATTAACTCTTTTTAATGCTTCTGCATCAGTATAAGGTTTTTTAGTTCTAGGATCAATTTGGGTTTTAAATTCATTATATAATTTCTTTCCGTTCGGAGTTTTTATAGCATTTTTAATTTTAACTTTAGTCTTTAATTTTACTTTTTTATCTACAGTACGATTCTTACCCTTATTCTTATTACGCATCTCATCTGTTCTATCACGATAAAAATCCAATCCCAACAAACTGAGAATGGCATCCATAGTACCAAATGGATTTAAGAGCACAGTTAATCCTGCTAAACCCACTACAAGTTTACCTAAACCCTCTAGTTTATCTTTAAACGTATTTCCATTTATCAATTTATTAAAAGGTTTTATTATACCGTCTACCGCCAACTTTTTACCAAATGACGCAAATGTGTTAAAAACCAGTTTAAAATCTGCTATAAATGCTGCTCTTCTTGCTGTTTTTTGCGGATTTTCAAAGAAATCTAATATTTTTGGTAATTCTTTTAAAACGTATAATTTAGCGAAAAATCCAAGTATACTCGTTAATATTTTTGCAAAACCACCTAATAACCTATCCTTTAGTCCTGAACCAAATGGGTTTTTTGTCTTTTGTGCCTTTAACGCTACTTCTTTTGCATCCGTCCCTTTCCCTAAATTTTGACTTTCTATTTCCTCTTCTCTTGCAAGGTCTCTTTCTCTTTTTTCTCTTCTACGTTCTGCGATTTCTACAAGTTTTTCATTTTTTGCACTTGCTTTGTATATTTTTTCAAGATTATTAACGGTATTGGCAAGTCCAGATATAGAACCTCCTAATCTGTTTGTGGCAAATAATGTTTTACGAGCTGCACTACCTTCGGCAGTTCTGGATGCACCAGAATTACCAGGTTGAATGAACTTGTACATTTGGATTTTAGCCACTAGCCTTTGCCTGTTGATCCCTCATACGTTTATCTTCCTCTTGGAGGAATTGGACTAACAAATTCATGTAAATTTCTTTTTCCCAAGGTAGCAAATTCTCAATATGCTCTATTTGCCACTTATGATGATGAATTAATGCAAAATTAGTTTCATAGTAATTTTGCAAACTAGCGTGCATCAGGGCTATGCGAAAAAACTCGCTAGACCTTCTAATACAACATCACTATCAACATCTGTGTTGGGATTTTTCACTTTTACTGTATGAGACAGTTTTGGCATAGTTTCAAAGAAATTTTGTACTTTCTTAAATTGCTCAGAAGTCATCTGATCTAGAAATGATGTAATTTCCTCTTTTGGTAGGTCTTTACATTCATACACTTGCTCTGTATCCGCAATAGATTCAATGCAATTTGCTGCCATTTTAAAAATTTGATCTACTCCCTGATCACCATCTTGGAAATTCATTTCAACAAAAATATCCAAACTTGGATATCTCATGGTCATAACAACGGTATCTGATAATTTAATTTCCTTTTTATGACCTTTTGTCTTAATGACTTTAATTTGGTCTAATGGAATAGAAACATTTACTTGTGTTTCTCCATCATCAGGACATGTGACTGATACATCGACCGATTCACCTACGGACTTGGTTCTAATCTGTAAGAAAACGTATTCAATATCGAAAGTAGTTAAATTTTCGACATCTTTAATATCAGTACATGCTTTTATAATATTTTTAATAGCAGTGATTAATTCTGCTTGTTCACCTGTTTCAGTTGCAATTAGTAGAATTTTCTCTTCTTTTACAAGAAAAGGTCTATAATTCACAGTTCTGCCATCAGAAGGAAGTTTAAGTTTAAACTTCGGAGTATTTAATACGGGAAGTGCCATAATAAAATATTTCAGTTGTAATTATTTAGTTGAAAACCCTAAAGGGTCATTTTTTGGGGCGAATTTTTTTCGGGGTATTTTGGTAAAAAAAGTCTAAATTATATATGAGACTTACCAAAGATTGTCCTGAGTAATAGCACCCTTGGTGAATCCAAACCCATTCACATCCTGTGTAGCTTGGTGTGCACCATGTTGATTCAATTGTACATTGTTTCTCAATGCGGGATTCTCCACAATGAATTCCTTATTATTACCATGTGAATACTTAGGTCTAGTGTAGAATCTATATCTTTCAAAGTTAAATGATATGGTCAATGACATGACTCTTGCTTCGTTATTATTCAACTGTACCGATCCAATGTTAGTAGGAAATACATTTCTCATCTCCCACATACCATGACAACTATAAAATTTAGCAAATTGTTTTACATAATCAAGATTTGCTTGTGATATACCCTTATCCTGTTTAAGATAATTTATTAGGTTATTATTTCCACCACCTCCACCAAAAATTCCTACATCATTTGTAAAGTTATCAACATTCATACCACCACCTCTCTCAAACTTGTAAATTCTTAGTCTTGGGCAGGTATATTGCTTATAAAAATTTACATATTGATTAGCATCATTGTTCATCAATGTACACCACCTTTCAAATATCGCTCTAGTCCTCTGGGTTCTAGGGATCTTAAAAGTCATATTAATTTGACTAAATGCATTTCCTGTTGCATATTTGTACGCTGATCCTACATTCATTATCTGTGCTGTAGTTATCTGCTTACTTGGAAGGTTAACAGCATCACAATAGTAGTCTAATAGCATATTATCATCACCTGTCTCCAATTTATCCATTAACATTGGAGGAGAAGAGAATTGTACTGTGTATATGTTAGTAAGAGAGAAGTCTCCTCTTTTTTTCCTACTAAACGCCATGAATTCTTGGAACTTACTTGGCACCACTCCACCTGCATCGGGTATCCCAGTAAACTGAGTAGAACCCGCAGCTTTAAAAATGTCTACCAATGCTGCTAATATTGAATCAAACATTAGACTTTTAGCTCCTTCTCTGTGATAATCATAAACTCATAACCATTGTCCTTACAAACTTCTGTTGCTGCTTTCCATTTTGCTTTGTTTACAGCGTAAGTGACCACCTCAGTGAAGTATCTTTTAGTAATTCTCTTCTGAGTTTTTGGTTCTTTTGTTTGTTTGTACGGTTTTACTTCTACCATGTACTTCTTGTTCTTTATCTTAACGTAAAAATCAGGAAAATACCTATGTTTTTTACCATCAACAGGACTAACGTATGGAATAGCGATCTCTTCGCTCCCCCATTCAGTCACAGAGGGCGTTTGTTCACACCAAAGCATGAACTTATACTCCCATGATGACCTATAAACTATGTTGTTGGGATCACCTTTATACTTATTGGGGTTCCTCGGAATGTATTTTCCTTGTTTAAACCTCATAAATACATATGATACAAGTATTATTATTTAGGCAGAAACTTGGCGATTTTTAGATATCCAGAGCAACCTCCCGCAATAGAGGAAAATAACCTTGGTTTAGCAGACGCTGAGACAGGAGCGATTGACTATCTCATGTTGCGTCGTGAAAGATTTGATTATGATGCTACTAATGTTCCTGCTTTTTATAATAGAGAAATACCTGGCAACCGAGCAACAGTAGTACAGCATCCAGATAGATGTTATATTGCTATACCACCTGGTATCCAAACTTCATACGGTCCTTCGTACAGAAGAGCAGATATTGGTGTTGCAGGTGTGACAGCGACAGGTATGTTGAATGGTAATGAAGGAGACTTCACAGCATTAGCAGATACATTGCAAGAGGCAGCAGGTGCTGCACTACCTGAGTTTTCTACCAACATGGTATTACAAATGGTAAATGGATTCAATAACTTTGTAGGATTACAGGGTAATTTAGATCTAAACGCCATCGAAAACTTACAGGCAGGAAGAATATTCAACCCATACAGTGAACAAATATTTCAAGGTATGAGTTTTAGAACACATAATTTTGCTTTTAAATTTTTTGCTCGTGATGTGCAAGAGTCAAAAGTGATACAATCCATCATAGATTATGTAAAGATTGGATCATTACCAAGAGTTCGTTCTGGTGAAATGGGTAAAAAGTATACCAATAACAATACCGTCTTTGATATTGAGGGTAATAGTAAGGTAGAAAAAAGAGAGAGGATGGATAAAAAGAATTATAGAAATTTATGGCAGGATAATTTCTTTAAAAAATATAACGAAGGTTATGCAAGAAACAATAGATTCTTTGAGATACCTGATAGATTCCAACTAAGATTTGTCCGCTTTGGTGCAAACGCTGAAGGAGGAATGAATAATCTAGGTGAAAGCACAAGAAGAGATCTAATGTTTAAAATTTATCCATCTGTTTGCACTGGTATATCTGTGAATTATACACCAGACAACCAATATGTTGCACTTAAATCTCCTAGAGACGATGGAATCTCAGTTCCTGCAATAGTTTTACAACTTAGTTTTACTGAGACTAGACTTTTAACAGAAAACGATGTAGCAGTGGGGTACTAATGCAATACTTTTCTTTACTACCAAATGTATTTGTTGGAGAGGGCATCAGAGATGATGAACCTTACAGATATCGTCTGGTTAAAAATATTTTTAGACGTACAAAAGTTAGAGAGGATCTAA